CAACACGATCCATCTTAACGTCATCCAAAGCATAAGAATCATCCTGTTCTAACAATTTATCATAATACTTAGGCGGTCTAACCTTTTTACCATTAAGCACTACAAAATCATTCGGGTAAACATCTGCTTTATACTTTTCAAACCACTCTTTACCGATACCTGGACGGCGACTCATTGAACAAAACTCCGGTTTAACTTCACTAGCTTCACCAGTATTTTCATCATATCGCCAATATGTACCTTCTTCTTCTGCCTTTTTACCATTCTGCTTTTTCATAACATAACGGGCCACATAAGCAGCAGACTCAAACGTTACTTCACCAATTACAACATGACCATAGGGCCATAACTTCTCAGCTTCTTCAGAATTATATAAAGGAAAGCCATTGCTCATTTTATACAATCGTTGATCATCGAAACTAAAATTAAAGAGACAAGCATGATAATGCGGACGACTAGTTCTATCACCGTACTCTCCACAGTAAAAATATCTACATCCCTTGCCGTATTTCTTCCGTAACCTCTTCATAAAGAGTTGAAAATCTCGCTGATGAACACCAACTGGATTCCAACCAGAGACCGAATCAGGATCTTTCTTTTCCTGTTCTTCGAACTCTTTATTACGTCGCTCTAAACCCTCAGGACTAAACGTTAATGTAACAAAACAGTTTTTCTCATAAAGTGACGCTTCATGCATACACCTTACTGCCCACTGTCTGGATCGCTCCAATCTGCATCCAACACATTGACCGCAACTAATTTTAATTGGATCATCAGGTTGTAATGCATAACGTGGATTAAATACTAAAGACCTCTTTCCAGAAGGATTAATTTCTTTCGCATACCACGCTTCAAGTGGGTGATAACACGGCATATCACAACCGGATACCACCACGACTATTCATGCCACTCATGGCATTCTTCTTGTGTACTCGAGACGCTGTCTTACTAAACATACGACGACTCTTACCACGACTTACACGCTTACGATATTTCATAGCATTAACTCCAAATGTCTAATCACATCTTTAAAATCATAAGATTCAAAAACACTATTATGTGTCTTACAAATCCATTTCTTATTAATTCGCTTAACGCTCATCATTTTACGGCTCTCCTTCGGATTCGCCTCTTATTTGACCCCAAACTACGTTTGGTGTCAGTGGGAACAGTTACATCAAGAGAGTAACTGTTCCCACACCCTCACGCACCTTCAGTAGGTGCTTCAACAACCGACTCCGTACTAACTTCCGGAGCGGTTACAACTGGCGGATTCGCCAGACCAAGACGAACCATCTCATCATGGTTCGCAGGATTCGTAGCAAACTCAAAAAACGCGCCGGGATCATTACCAAAGCGCTTTCTAACCTCGCTAGGAAGCTCGTTAAACGCATTCTGTGCGTTTATAACCATATTCAAAGATTCTTGATATTCATTAACCTCAGTGTAATCTCCATACTGAGCAACAGCATTATTAACATGAGTAATCAAACCAGTCTTATCATAACGACGAAGAATATTATTAATTTCACACTCAGCCTTAAAATTCTGCTGAGTCATAGTAGGAAGAGGGTTACCCTCTTCATCCAAGAACGAAGTCGCAACGCGATTGCGTTCACCGTAAGCAGTACGAAACATTATCGTTTACCTCCAAAGAACAATCCTAACAGGCTCTTAAAAGTACCTGGATTCATGCCAAGATCTTTAGCAATCTTGACAGCTTCTGCCGAATCGTAAAATTCGGCAAGAATACCTTTCTGGACATTATCCAATTTAATACCTTGTGTCTGCTCAGCCATCTGTTTAATTTGCGCTTCGCTTAACTTTATCTGCTGAGCAATCTGCGTAACAGTAGAAGCAGTCTGCTGTATTTGCTCACTAGTAAGATTTCGCGCCAAAGGCATACCAAGAATACGCTCTGAAATTTCCTCTACAGTAGCATGACTTACACGCGCTTGTTCAGCTTGTAAACCAACATTAGACTCAGTCTGACGCATCTGCATTGCAGAAGCAACAGCGGGTTGCATTGTATTCTGCATAACTGGCGTAGAAGCTCCGCCTAACTTTCCGGCAAGTATCGGGTTTAAACCCGCCTTACGCATATCTGCCATCGATCTTTGATAGGCAGTATTAGACAAATCAACATTCTGCTGATTAGCACGCTCACCACCTAAAAAACTAAGGCCAGCGCCAGCAAGAGGCGCGGCCCAACCAGAAGAACCTATACCAAATGCCTTAGTAGCACCTGACAATATACCTGAAAACAGACCCATCGCTAACGCTCCTGTAAAGGGGATTTAACAAAATAAGCAATAACATTAGTAACTAAAAGAGAAATTGTATCCCAATTCTCTAACACGAACTCAAGCATAAACTTTCCTCGTATCTGGATCATACTCAACATGAATATGATCACTCTCCAAAATGACATCAAAGTCATTACCAAGACATTCACTTAACTCGCGCGATACGGCTAAAGCCTCCTCAGGCGTAAAATAGTGAATTCTAAAATCTAAAGCATAACCATAATAATGCAGGGAACCTGCACTATGCAAACCATCAACAGCACTAGTAACAGTAACTCCCTCCGGTCGATCATAACTTTTCCAAATTTCTTCAGCATACATAAGGGCTATACGCATCTTAATATTAAGCCCTTGCATCTTAACTCCACGTTTAATCTGCATCTAACGCGCTCCGCTTGTTTAGCAATAAAAAAAAGGGATTAGACTACGCTAAATCCCTTTCTTTGATCGCTCATAAATTAAAAATGATCAATCAAACCCGGTACAGAGTACATAGGCATCGGACGCACACACTTAAGATCAAAATATGAATCAAAAATAATATGTGGCTCATCTACTACAGCAATACAACGCTCAATAGGCGTATCAGAAGTAATAAACGTTTCGTTCAGTGTAGGACGAGACGAAAACTCTTGTGACAAATGCCAAGGATCAAGAGAAGTAGCATAAGTAGAACGGAATTTACCCGTAATCTGACTAGGTTTATAACGGTATTCAGCAAAACGCTCTTGATAACCAAAAACATCATCGTCATTGGCAGTACCATCTGCATAAATCTCTTTCGACAAAACAGCCTGCTCACCAATATGTGCAAGAGCAGGATAGTAATAATCAAAACGTGTCTGACGTGTCCACATGCGGTTAATACCTTGCTGATATGTCAAATCAGCACGAACATTAGCCAAACCAATAATTACACAATGCTCTGTAAAAGACTTAGAAAAACCATTACGACTAAAACCAACAGTACCCATAGCCGCCAAGTTACCTTGCGGGGTTGTTGCATCTGTCGAAGAAGTTTGCGCGATTGCATTGATATTGAGAGGGGTAGAATTACCGCCGAGGTATTCCGGTCTTTGCATACGCGCATCTGGAGAAGTCACTCCAAAATGAGATTTAATAATTTCAGTATAACGGGTACCTCCACGAGCATCACGTTCATATAACTTTTGAACTTGAAACGCTTCACGTAACTGATTAATAGTTGCAGCAGTAGCAGTACTAAGATCCGCATAAAGTTTACCAGCAGAAGGTTCTACAGCATTAAGATAAACTTTATTACTAGAGGTAGTCGTTGATGACATACCACGCCATACACCATCACCGTTTTTTACTGAAACTTCATTGCCAGAATAATAAGTATTATTACCAATTGAATCAGTATAAACATCTGCAGCAGAACCTAAAGGTAAACTAACTGCATCACCTTTCTGAGGCCATGGTAAACACGATGTAAAATAATCATGACGCTTTGCGCGTTTCTTGATCACATAATCATTAGGATTATCTGGACCATCATCAGTATCAACTTGCAATGAATCAATCAAATTCTGATCACGAAACCACTCATTATAAATAAGATTATAAGCACGAAAATGAAGAGCATTTACATCTTCTATATCTACTTCAGTGGGTAAACCAAAATAATCGGCAAGAGAACCAACGTCATAACCTCCAACAGGCGTACTAATGACCGGAACCGTATAATCCGTTGAATCACCCGGGTTGGTCTGTTCACCGTGGAACTTCTCCCAGTTGTCCCAAAGTAATCGACAAGGGACCGCAAAAAAGAACGTATCAAGATACATATTATCCATAATAGGGTTAATCGGAGTAGCCAAGCGTCCAAAACCGGACATATCTAAATTGAACGTGTCTCCGGGGAGTGCCTCGTCGACAAAGATTGGTACCAACTCGTCAAAATTCATGGTCGTTTTATAACCATGAGAACGATTAAAAGAACTACGTTGAATCTCTGCTTTAGGCACTTTGCTAAAGTCATGATTCATAACCGAGGGCATACGATCCATTTTATTCACCTTTCAGATCAACAAGATTAACTAGATGTTGAGGCGCATCTAGTAGTTCAAATTTACCAGAGGCATCATCATAAATACCCAAGGCATATAATGCATAATCTTCTGGATGCTTTCCAAAAGCATGATTAGCATCTTCTACACAATCAGTCATAGCTCTTTTAGCTACAGACTCATTAGGAACAAAAAACGGTTGTAGGTAAGCTTCTGCTTTACCATCACGTACTGTAAATACATTCAGTATCATAACTACTCCAAAGGTCTAACTAATCTATCTAAACGCGCTAATTGGACTTTTTCGCGCGTTGCAAGCCTTTCTTCAGACTGTTCTTCAATCCATTTAAAAGACTTCTCAACACGATCCATCTTAACGTCATCCAAAGCATAAGAATCATCCTGTTCTAACAATTTATCATAATACTTAGGCGGTCTAACCTTTTTACCATTAAGCACTACGAAATCATTTGGATAAACATCAGCTTTATACTTTTCAAACCACTCTTTACCGATACCTGGACGGCGACTCATAGAGCAAAACTCTGGTTTAACTTCACTAGCTTCACCAGTATTCTCATCATATCGCCAATATGTACCTTCTTCTTCAGCCTTTTTACCATTCTGCTTTTTCATAACATAACGGGCCACATAAGCAGCAGACTCAAAAGTTACTTCACCAATTACAACATGACCATAAGGCCATAACTTCTCAGCTTCTTCAGAATTATATAAAGGAAAGCCATTGCTCATTTTATACAATCGTTGATCATCGAAACTAAAATTAAAGAGACAAGCATGATAATGCGGACGACTAGTTCTATCAC